TGTATTTTTCTTAACTTTTTGCCAAAGTTTTGACTCGCTTTTCAAAGTAAATCACTTGATGGCTAAGACCACTAAAATAGCAGTCAACAGCACTATGATTACAAACAATTCTATACCTAAAATAGTGTGATACCAGATCCATCTTGTCTTGTATGCATTGTCTACAGTCAAGTCGTCTGGGTCTGGCTCATCATACACACCCTTGTCTGGTGCACCCCATAATGTAGTTATAAAGTTCTTAATCATTCTACTAATATCATCAATCTATATTTTTCTTTTGCACCTATTATTTTGTTATCAACCAGCTTAATTTCTTTGATATTAAATTCTCTTTGTTCTGGTGATCTACCTGCAGGTAACAATAACTGTACCTCTGCATTCTGTCCTTCTTCAGACTCTGCAAACTTTTCTAACACTTGCAATAGTCGTTTTGTGTTATATCCAAACCAACTCATACTAAAGGTGGCCCCGCATACCAACGCACAACAGAATACCTAGTGCCTTTTGTAACTGGTGCAACTTTGTGACTAAGGCAAGATGGAAAAAAGATACAGTCTAACGCTTTTGGCTTTATAAATTTTATCTTTGCTTCCTCTTTATCATCAAACCATCTAAAGCCTAACTCGCCTCCTTCATAATCATCATTTAAAATTATAGAACAACTTATTTTGCGGACAGTCCCTGCTAGTAAAGCATCATTGGTGTAGGTAATATTAGGAGCTTGTTCAAAGATAGGAACTCTTCCAGACGGGTGATCTTGAGTGCCATCAGTGTGCCAGTTGTAATGTCCTTTCTCTGAGTCCTTGTAAGATGTAAATTGAAATTGTTCAGCACCTCTAATTTTCCATCTTAAACCCATATGCCAATTAGCAAGAATCATTTGATTACCATTTATTTGGTTTAACTCGGCGTCATTAAAAAAACACACATCGGAACGACGTATTTCTTTATTCGTTGTCATCTCTGCTGTTCGATTACCATTTTCATCTTCTAATGGCTGTTGATGTGATGCTACTGTTGTTTTATCTGCAAAAGTTTTAATTAAATGATCTGCATATTCTTGACTTATTGAGTTGTGAACCACGTATACGGGTGCCTCTGTATTCGGACACCTCCATGCTGTTGTTGTCATCGTTTCTTACCTTGTCCTCTATATTTTTTAAAGTTGCGTCGTTTGTGTTTATTCTTCGGCCTGGACCTGACGCTCTGTCCAATCGAAGTTCTCTTCTTTGGGCCAGGTATATGATCGCTGTATAGTTTACTCTTCTTTGCCAACCGTATACTCGCCTTCTATAAGAACTTTGTTATCTTCGTAAATCTTTTTCATTTTACTTTCTAATTCCTCAATAGATAAATCTTCTATCTTACCAGTCAAACTTATTTTTTGTTCGATGTAGAGTCCTGCTGCTTTTCCTCTTGCCACCTCTGCATTCGCAGCTGCCGAGAAAGCTCCTTTAGATAAAGCTGCTTCGCGTATGCGACCGAGTTCTGTGATGTGTTTCTCAAAAGTAACCTCATATTTCTTTTGGATTTCTTGTCTAATTTCTCCGATGTATTTAACAACGAGTGGAAACTTGTTTGGATTGCGAAGCTCAGACGCGCGTACATGAGCGCTGCCTTCTGCATAGCCTGCTTCAATCGCGCATTCTGTAGGTGTTTTACGTCCTTCATTGTAGACTAGTAACTCCGCAAATTTCTTTTGTTGTTCTGATAATTGTTTGGGTAATCCCATAGCGTAACTATAAGTTAATTTACTCTTGATTACAAGACCATACTGGTTCTAGTTTTTTGCCCATAAAATATAAGTTATTTACATCAAACTCTGTAGCGTCGTCGTAACCACACAGTTTTAATATTTCTGTTGATGACAAATCTTTTATATCTTCGTAGACCAAAGATGTTGCTCCATGGCTTATTAGTCTAGCCTTTTCTGGTTCCCATGATTTTTCTCTTAACATCATCATAGCTTTTTCATGGCTTTTAAACACAGCGTGATCAAACGTCCTGTTTACAGGAGCTTTGCCGTGTGGGTGTTGGTTTTGAAAAGACATGTAAGAAGAATAACACCAGGCATGTAAATCTCTTCTGTCTAGCACAATGTATTTATCAGCACCTAATAAAGGTTTGTTTGCATAAAGGTATTGATATTTAAATAAAAAGTTTTTTGTTGGTGGGTTTTTTATAACTTCCATACCGTTGGCATGGTCTATAATTTCATACTCATATGAATAATCTGTTAAACCTGTAAGTCTAAAGTGTTTATCTATTATGTGTTGTAGCCAAGTGCTACCACACCTTGATGGGTTAACTAGGCATGTAATCATCTAACATTTTCCTTATAGCGTTTTGGTTACCTTGTGTTTTCATTTGTCTTTCTAAGTTTACAAACAAAACTACTCTGTCTTCTTTAGTGTTGTTTTTGCCGTGGTGTAAATACGTATCATCAAAACAAAACACATTGCCCTCTTTCCAATAATATTTTTTGTTGTCAAGAGACAACCAACAATCTCCTTCAGGTACTACAAGACCTATGTGTAGTCTTATAACGCCCTTGAAAGGACCTACATGTGGTTTGACTACCGCACCTGGTTTCCATGTGGATATATGTACATCTCTAACGTCTTCAGGAAGATCAAAATCTTTTATTTGTTTCATCTCCCACAAACCATCATCTGAAATCTGATCACTAAAATAAGGTTTGTCTTTTAATTTTTCTGTCTGTTGCATGTAAGGAAAAAAACAATCTAACATAGATAATAACAGAGATACACTCTCTCGTTTAGAAACCACTTCAGTTAGGTCCGGTTGTAAAGGATCTGCACTGTTTTTTTCAATCCAGTTATTTACGTTTTCTAAATCTGAAGCGTGCAAAATCATTTTTTATACAACGTGTCTCCTACACACAAAGCATCTAGCTCTGTGTTTTTAAATAGTTGTACAGCCTGCTCAATAGTAGAACATAAAGGTTTGCCTTTTACATTTAACGAGGTGTTCAATAATACGGGTAATCCTGTTTCTAATTCAAAATAAGTCAACAGCCATTGAAAAGGTGTATCGTTGTCTGGCACTGTTTGATGCCTGCACGTACCATCAACGTGTGTTACGCCAGGTATACCAGAGTATAGCACATTAGAATTAAACAGCATGTGTCTGCTTTCAGGCAAATCAAAAAACTGTGATGCTTTGTTTTCCAACACACTGGCGCCAAAAGGACGCCACCACTCTCTTTGTTTTATTTTGTTAACTTTTTCTTTTGCATCTTCTCTGCTTGGATCATATAGAATACTACGATTGCCTAACGCACGTGGACCTACCTCTCCGTTGCCTTGATACCAACCAACAACTTTACCCTCCGCCAACAATTGTACAACTTCTAGAATAGTATACAAAGAAGGCTCGTCTTGTGGGTTTTCATCATCTTGTTTCCAATCTGCATATCTTTTTATGTTATGTTTATCTAATAAATAATTTAACGCACCTATGCTGCAGCCACCATCGTAAGCCCAAGGATCTATGTGTGGCAAAACACCTGTGTCCAGCATGGCTCTATTAAAAACTACATTTTGTGCAACACCTCCTGTGTAATTAAAATCAAAGTGTGTTGTTTTTTCTAATACAGTTTCTTCACAAAATTTGTGCACTGTAGCTATGTAATCAGGATTAATTTGTTCTGGTGGTGTGTGGTATGAGTTTAATATTACGTTAAGGTTTCTCTGTTTTTGTTTCTTCCATTCGTCTATTTGTTTTCTGTCAGGCATTCCGTTTGCTTGCAAAGCCATGACCTTATTTGGAAAATCTATACAACCTACAAGACCCTCCCAATCTTTAGGCTGTTTGCCGGTGTCAATAACTTTCTTAGAAAATTCTTCAAAACCTACATTAACAAAATTATCAATTAAAAACTGTCTTGCTTTTGTTTCTTGATCAAAAAATTTACTGAGCATTAGAGAATTAAGCACTCCAGGAACAGGGTACTCTTGGTATCTTTCTATTTGTCTATTAGACACTTTGAGCATACCTGAATAAAAATCACTTTGCTTGTCGTTGTTTGCAGGGCCAAGTGCTCCAAAATCTAAACATATATTTACAGGACTAATTTTTGAAGACGAAAGTATATGTGTGTAATGATGATCTAATTTGTTACCTTCTTTTATTTTTTGTGGGTTCCTGCCTGACAACCATGTCGACCACGCAGACTCACAGTTATCTATGTCCCAATCTTTTAATACAGACTTAGCCCACTCTACATTGCCGTGTGCATGTTTGCTGTTAAATTGTCTTTCTGCTTTCCTATATAAAAACTTACCGTCTTTGTATGCAGCTATGGAGCTGTCGTGGAGGGTAAGTCCAAATCCTACTAAGTTCATTCAATAATTTTCTTTATCTTTAATCTCCCCATGTCTTCATAAACTACAGCCTCAACCTCGCGGCAGTTCATGTATATTCCTTGCTGTTCTTCTCCGATATTTCGAGCGATAATACGTTTCTGCTTGAGACAGTCGCTAAGACCCTCTGTCGGCACCATCTCAATTGTTGAACCGTTCTGTATCATCAGTATTGCAAATACAACTTTAATGGACTCCATTTTGTTTTGACTCCAAATCTATTAATCTTTCCTCATGGAATTGTATAACCATATCATTCTTTAGTATCATTGGTATCTCTGCTTCCATTTGTTCTTTTAACTTATCTACGTTCTCTCCAAGATATTCAACCAACATGTAGAGCTCCTGTACCTGTGGACTGACCATGCCGCCTTTGGGCACAGAGTCTATGAAAGTATTAGCAGCTTCTAAGTCTTTGTGTATCAGTCTTAGATCTGACTCTATATTATTAAGTCGCTCCAA